CTCGTTCTGGAGCATCACGGGCGTCTTGCTGACGACTTCATCGTAGTCTTTGTACTTTTCGGTGGCTTTCTCGATTCGCGCCTTGAACGCCGCGCCTTCGGCCTCTGCGGCGGCTTTGGCCTGGGCCGCTTGCTGTTCGCGCCGGTCGTTCTCCACTGCACTTTTGGCGTACTCATCGAGCGCCTTGTCGTAATCGGCTGATCGGAACTGCCCCTTGTCATCGAGATAGTTGCGCGGGTCGGGCTTCACGAGAATCGGAGGGGTTACGGGCTTCGGTGCCGTCTGCTTGCGCAATTCGTCGCGCTCGGCCTCAGTCATCTGCAAGCGCTTTTCGAGCTCGCGCCGCTCGTTGAACTGCTGTTCGGCGAAACGTGCGGCCTCTTCGGCCTCTTCCTGGGCCTTTTTCATCTCGTAATGCTTCTTGCCGATGCGCTTGCGGGCCCGTTCTGGAAGGTCGTTATCCTCAGGCTCGAGACCCTCCTCGGCCTTCAGCGCGTCCGCCGACGCAGCAGGAGCCGTTTCAGGCGGTTTGCCGTCGCTCACCGGCCCGGACGGCGCATCCGGGGCCTTTGCCGCTGTAGGAGCTCCCGCTTGCGTCTGGGCGCCGATTTTGGCCGCTTCCTTGGGATCGGAGGGGTAAACCAGCGTGGGCTTGCCCGTCTGGATGAACTCGTTGAGACCCGCCGATGAGACCGTCTTAGCCATTGACTACTCCAAAACGCACGAACCAGGCCGGCGCGTGCGCGTGCTTGTGCCACCAGATACCCACTTTCAGCCATGAGCGGACGGGCGCATCCCGGTTGATCGCATGGATCGTGCGCCGATAAGGAAGCGTCATGGTGAGCCATTTCTCACGGATCTCGCGCCCCTCGAACGTGTGCGAGTCCGACTCGAGGTGATAGATTGCGATCGCTTGCTTTCTGTCTTGAGTACCCCAGCTGATCACTTCTGCGCTCCGTTCGGCTTCTCTGCTCTTTCGGCCGCTGCAAGTTCTGCCGCCTGCGCTCGTCTATCGTATCCGGCCTTGGCGTGGGTGTCCAAGATCTTGCCCGCAGCACCGATCTCGGCCACCGCAATGGAGGTTTGCGCCTTCGTGTGCACGTCGGTCGCCGCCTGATGCGCCCTGAGTGCGGCATCGTTGGCCTTGACCTGAGCATCAGTCTGCGTCTTCTCGCGCTCGACGGCCATCCACCCCTGCTCGATCTGTGACTTGTATTTGATCTCGAGCTGCAGCTGGCTGATGGTCTGTTGCGCCTGCTGCAGCTGCGTCTGCATCGCCGTGACGATGCCCTGCGCCTGCTTCGGCAGCTGCTGGATCGTCTGCTGCAGGCCCTGCGGGGACAAGGGCGCTAAGCGATCGGCGAGATCATCGGCGCCGGGGAAGTCCATGTTGCGCACGATGAGATCGGCACCCGTCTTGACGACCGCCTCCCCAAGCGGGGTCTTCAGAAGATCGATCATCGACTCGGCCGCCTCCTGACGCTTGGTCTCGTAGCCGGGACCTGTGTCCATGACGACGTCGTAGCGTCCGACGCTCATGTTGTGCTTGATCTCGAAGATGCCGGGGGATTCGGGCTTCGGCACACGTTGATTGATCGCGACCATTTGCGGGACCCCATCCTCACCGATGATCCGCTGCATGCGCGATTCCGGGTAGTACTCCGGGATGAGATCGAGCAGGATGCGTCCCGTGTGCGCGATCGCCATCGTCTGATTGTCGTAGTACTGGAAGTGCGAAATATCGGACATCGCCTGACGCTTGCGTAGGGCAATGCCGGATACGACGGTACCGGGCGCATCGAGTCCGGGCTCGTGCGGCATGCCGGCGACGAACATCAGGTTCTTGGCAGCCCCCGCAGCAGCTTCCGAGAATCCCTGTTCGACCTCGATGGCCGGCTGACGCATCGGAGGGGGGACTTGCATCGGCTGGCCATTCTGATCAGTCAAAACCTTGTAGATGAGCCTCGAGTACGGCTTCTGATTCGCATCGTCCCACTCCGGGTGTCCGTCGTCCTGACCTTCAGCCATGACCCACGGTGCCTTGGACGATAGCGCGAGCTTTTCGGTCTTGGCCGTTTCCCAATAATTGAACATGCGCGCCGGGTCCTTGAGATCGCGCACCATGCCCTTGCGACGCACATCCCCATTGATGTCGAGAACGTTGCCCTCGCATCGCACGACCGGGATCCAGCGCCCCGGCAAGTCACGCCGATCGACGACGCGACGGCCCGTCAGCCGAAACCACTGCACCTGACGGCGCGTGCTCGGACGGCTGATCTCCTTGTCGAATTCGTTCTTGGCAACCCCGATGCCGGCAAGCTCGAAAGCGTGTTGCTGACGCCTGAACTCGCTCCGATACATCGTGCGTCCGTCTGTGAGCTTGAGCAACGTGTCCTTGACTTGACGCACGCGGTAATACTCGGCGAGCCGGATGTCCTCCTTGCTCTCCCACTGATGTTGAGAGTCACCGGCCGCACCCATCAACCACTCCGACAACTCCTCGTTCGGGTAGTGACGTTTGAAGTCCTTTCGCTTCATCTTCTGCGAAATGATGAACCACTGCATGTCCGAGCCGTCGGGAAGCGTTGCGCCGGGGTCGATGTAACAGGTGAGGGCGTTGCGGATCGGGACTATTTTCAACTCCTGCTCGAAGCTCTTTTCGTCCACGTATTCACCGATGATGCGCCAGAACCCCCAGCCCATGCGCACGGCCGATTCGCCAGCGCAGTCGTAGGCGACCTCAGCGTTCGAGCGGTTCTCGATATGACGGATGAGGCCGCCAGCTACACGGGCGTCATCGATGTCCGCACCGTCACCGACGGGATGCACTTTGATGCGCGGGCGCTGTTCGCGCATGTTGTTGATCACGCGTCGCACGAGCATCGCCGTCATGTTGATGGTGAGCGACGGCCGGCGCTGGATCTTGCGCAGGTTGTAGAGATCGTCCGGCCATTGCTGGCCGTCGGCGAACTCGAGGTCGTCGATCGCCATCAGCCGATTGTTGCTATCGACCTCCTCTGCGATGCGGAATCGATCGGCACACTCGAGCCAGATGGCCTCGTCCGTCTCAGCCTCAACGTCCTCATCGCGTGGGACTTCGGGCATCTACTGTCCCATCCACCCCAATCCGTCATGACGAGTGCCGCCCGAGAACGAACGGCCGTTCTGTCCCGAGCGTTGCTGGAACTGCACGATCCCGCAGCGACGCATCATGATCGCATAGCGCGTTGCGGCCATGATGTCGTCGTTCTCCTTGACGATGAGACCGTCCACGCGGTGATAGAGGCCCTTCTCCTCGAACCACGCGACGCAAGTCGAGAACACCTTGAGGCGCCCCGTTTCCATGCGATCGAGCATCTCAGCAATGCCCGCCTCGAGGCCATAACTGCCGTCCTCGAAGGTCGCGTGCTCGGCAAGCATCTTCAGGCCCTGCTGGCGATACTGCGCGGCGAGCTGCGTGCCCGACCCCTTGTCGTGCTGCAGACCATCGTGCGGCCACGCCCAGGGAAGCCACGCGCCCCAGGGACGCACGGAAGCTGCGAACATGGCGGGCGTCTGCTCGCGCTGCCGGTGACAAGCCGTCACGTAGATGCAGTCGTTGTCGCGATCCCATGCCAGGCGCGCAGCCGCACTCGGGTGATCCCAGCCGAAGTCGAGTCCGCAGATCTGCGGCCAGTGCGCGGGGATCGCAAAGGGCGCGACCGTGATCTCGGCATCATCGATTGGAAACACTGCACCGGAGCCCAGTTGCGGAATGCCCTTGGTGCGCGCATCGCGCTCGTACGCGCCGTAACTCGCGATAATCGCCGCGCGCTGCTCTGGCGTGTAGTGCTCGGCATCGTCGATGGTCATGCGCGTCACGTGCATATCGGGCTGTGGGTTCTTCAGAAACCGCTGCACAATATCGGTCATGCCGAGTAGCGGCGTGAAGGTCATGAGCGTCATGCCACCGGTTGCATTCGTGCGCGTGAGACCTTCGGAGTAGATGTCTTTGTCCTTCGGCTCTTCGTCAAACCAGACGAAGTCGAGCGTTTCGCCCTGCCACTTCTCGCGACCCTTCTCGTACGACTTGAGCTGAATGGTTGAGATCGCACCGCTCCCGTGTCGCACGCTGATCGTGTCCACCGCATCACTCAGGCCACGCGTGCTCGAGGTGCCTACGATCGCCGCGCGCGGAATGGATCCCGTACCGAGTTGTCCCACGCGCCCCAACAGGATACGTTGCACGGTATCGCGGGTGGATTCCCCCGTGATGCCGGCCGCCCAGCCGACGATCGCTCTCTCCCAGCGCCGACCCTGCCACCAGTCGGGATATTGTCCGGTCGCATGCATCGCGAGTTCCATGCCGGCGGCGAGTGTCTTGCCCACCTGGTTCGCGGCCATGAGAAGCCGCTGCCGATAGTGAGCCCCCGCATGGTGAAACTCGAGCTGCTTACTGTACGGACGGTATCTTTGCAGCGCTCTCTCGGCTTCCCGGCGCGTCCACTCCGTCTCCAGTGCTTTCAGTACGGAGCGCGCCACGGATGGCTCGAAGAGTGTCGAGGAGTTCGTCATCGGCCATGCTCTCGAGCGGTCGGTGCGTGATTTCGGTCGCGACCATGTCGGGGAGAACTTTGCGCAGCAGAATCGCGGCGGCCTTCACTCGCGCCGGCGACATCTTGACCTTGCCGAGTGCGAAATTCTGCAGCCAGTTGATGAGCGCTGCAGTGCGAATGCGTTCGCGCCATTTGGCATCGAGCTGCTGGGTCTTGCGAGCGGCCATCAGGCACACACTCCCGCCACGTCTTCTTCGCGACAGATCACGACATCGCGCATCCCCCAGCGGATCGCCGGATGCAGATAGCCGCCGAGCTCGCGACCGCCCAGGTCAACGATGTCGCCGATCTTGACATCGCACGGTCGAAACGCTTTCGAGTCCCAGGACTTCGTGCGCTTGCCCTTCGGTCCGTTGTAGCGCTTCGGATATACGCCTTTGCCAACCGCGAGCACGCGACCGCGCGTGGGCTTCCAGGTCGTGATCAGGATGGTGGGCTCCGGAGGCAGCGGCTCGACGACGATGTGATCGCGCAACGGGCGAATGTTTGAAGCGGCCTCGACGAACGTCAGCGTCTCGTTTCCGATGCGCACACCTCGATTGGAAATAGCATCGGTCACGCGCGCTTCGCCTTCTTGCGCTTTTCTTTGAATTCGCTGTAGGCAACCGCCGCACGCTGTTTTTGGTTCGGGAAGTCCTTGCGCGCGCGGCTCGAGCCCATGTAGCGTGAGACGAACCTCGACAGCGACTCATGCGAGTGCGGCTCAGGCATCAGCGCACCCTCGAGACATCCCGCACGCCGGGAATCTTGACCTGCATTCCTGAACGACCACCGACCGTGTTGTAGCCGGTCTGCATATGACCGCCTGGTCTGAAGCCGTTCACGCGCCCCGGCTCGCCGGCGCCGAGTACTTTCGCAACCGTCTGCGTACCGGATTCTCGCACCTGGCCCGAAGGCTCTTGCGGCTTGCCGCTCGAGGTGTTCTCGCGCGCAGCGCTCATCAGCGCGAACACCCGATGCCGCCGTCGCCGTCTACGTCGCTGTGATCCGGATGGTCCGGAACCGGGAATCTCACTCCGTGCGGCCCGCTGCTGCCGACGATGTGCTCGACGGTCTTGGTGTTCCCCGGCTGCGCGCTCTTGTTGCCGCGCTCGCTGCGACGGTTCTCGCTGGCCTCGTTAGCCCGTTCTTTCGCCATCGCCATCACCTCCCGACAAATATGTCAACGCCTTCCTGAGCATACTCTCGTGCGATTGGGAGCCGCAACGTCAGCGTTTCGGTTGGAGCTTGACGAGGGGTCGGTAAGCCGTGCGCCCGGTGCCGGTGAGGGACCACGTGAGCCGGTCGAGGGAGCTTGGTAGTGGTTTCACGTGGAACGTCTGCCACGCATACGCGATGGCATCGACAGGATAGCGCAAGCGCGGCGGGTCCTACGCACGAGGTCTGGCGCGGGAGTTGACTCTCATGCTGCACCGCGATTTATTGGGGTGACAAGGGTAGACATGAGATAAATCACCCTACTCTGTGTATATAGCGCGCGCGCGCGCACACGTAGGTATACGTATGGGTTGTCACCCTTGTCTTTTCCTATACAAAGTCCGGCGATTTTTGCCTTTTCGACCTATTTTTTCCCAGCCCGCGCGCTCCATGGCCTCGGCGACAGCCCCCCCCTGCCTCCTTGACACCTCTAGGTAGGAGGGGTTGTCGGGGTCTAGGCGCAGCCCGTAGACCAGTACGTCTCGTACGCTTATCTCGGACAGCGAGAGCTGAGAGAGATACGCCTCAACGTCCTGCTCTAGCTCGGTGATAGGTACTCTCTCAGCTTGTTCGGCTGTGGCAAGCTCACCTTCTTCAGTGGTGAGATGCCACAGGTGCCCGAGTCGATAGCGGTGCACTGCCTCGGCCCAGAGCTGAGCCCGGTCGCGCACAAGCGCATCTCTATCGATGATGCCGCATTTTACCGGCCAATAGCGGCGGTTTCCCGTACGGTCGCGGAGGTAATCGCGCTCATTCGTGGTCCCGATGAAGACGCATTGCCGCGGGAACTGGTTCGTGATCCGCGCGTATGGTGCGCGAAACGTGTCCACGCACTGCGTAAGGAACGTTTTCGTTGCCTCGAGTTGACTTGATCGAATGGCCTTAAGCTCCGCTATCTCGATGATCCATCGGCCGCACAACTGCAGTTGTGCATCGCGATTATGGATATCCGGAAGATTTCCGGCGAACCATTCCGGGTGCACGGCTAGGATCCTTGCTGCGGAGGTTTTCCCTACTCCCTGGGCGCCCTCGAGCACGAGCATGTGGTCAACTTGGCACCCTGGGCGCATGATCCTCGCAACCGCTGAGATCAGGAACTTCGCTCCTACCGCGGCCAAGTAGCTCGGCTCGCCGCTCGCG